TCGGTCCAAGCAACAGTAGACAAAGCTATCGACTTCCGCAGCGCCAGACGCGCCGAAGCTCGTGGTTACCTTGAGCAGCTCGAGGAAAACATGAAGCAGCAGAAGGAGAGCGGCGATGGAACTGACTAACAAAGGGGCTATGGGTGTCGCGGCCGGCGCCGTACTCACGGTCGTCGCAACATCAATGATCACCTGGCTGATCTCGACTTCATCGGCCGGCGTCGATGCGGCCGAACGAGTCAGGATCAAAAGCGTCATCGACGAAGAACTCCTTCTGGATGACGGCCGAAGCTATGGCCAAGCCATCAGTTCTCTCGACAAAAATTACGCTGTGCTGGCGGGCGGAGTCGTCAACCAGGCCGAAAATCTGGACCTGATGCGCAGGGCGCTCGAGCGGATCGCTGAGGACCAGGACGACGGTGGCTGAGGACCCCGCCACAGACGACCAATGTCCAACATGCGGCCGAGTGGCCACTGATTGGTCAACCCGGCCGGGCGGGCAAGCGAAAGGGAAACAGAGAGAAGGATCCGAAGATAGAGCGTCTGCGTACAGGGACTGGCGCCACAAGTTTGGACGTCAATGTTATGTCATGGATATCGATCAGGTTGAGTGGCGCGTTATAGACGAGGTTCCTACTCCAGTAGCCATGCTCGAACTCTCAAGAGTCGACGGAAACGTACATCTACCACCATCATATATGAAAGCCGTCCTTGACCGATTCAACAAACGTGATGGCCAAGGAGAAACAATCAGAGCATTCGCCAAGTCCCTGGAAGTAAAAGCGTGGATAGTCTTGTTTCGATGGGATCTAACCGAATTCTGGGTGTACAACTTGACCGACTCGAGAGGGTGGTGGGAAATGAAAAAACCGAAATACGAACACTGGATCAGAAACCTATCAAAGGAAAGCAACAATGAAAATTGACGTCCTCGATCACGGCTACGTGGAGTTCATCGAAGACTGGGGCCGAGGCAAGGTCGACGTGCCAGAAGCAGGCATCATCGAAGCTGCCAGGCAAAGTACGCAAGGCAGTTTCCGCGGCTGGGAACACGATGCGAAACTGCTCGAGTTCCTCTACATCAGCGGCCACTCCACCCCGTTCGAGTTCGCCGGCATGACTATCGAGGTGCTGGCGCCTATCGCTGTATTCCGCGAGTGGCATCGCCACCGCACCCAGAGCTACAACGAAATGTCAGCGCGTTACGCGCCGCTGCCGGACATCTATTACATGCCCACGGCCAACCGCTGCATTGTAGTCCCCGGCAAGAACACTCAAGCCAACCCTGTCAAAGGGGCGAAGGTCCCCACGCACGAGGAGGTGCTGGACTGGCTGGCGACGGTGAGCCACTCTTATATCGTGGCGGAACGCTGTTACCAGGACGGTCTCGCTATTGGGATCCCCAAAGAGGTAGCCCGCATGCCAATGCCGGTCGGGCACTACACCCAGATGCGCGCCACTGCGAACCTGCGAAACTGGCTGGCGTTCCTTACGCTACGAATGGATCCGAACGCGCAGTGGGAGATCCGGCAATTTGCCAACGCGGTAGGCGAGGTGATCAAAAGATACTTCCCCATGACCTGGAAGTTGTTTTGCCAGCCCGGGCCGAAAGAGCGGATCGCCGACCTCGAGGAGATCATCGACGAGCTCACAGCCTCACACGAGGCGCTCGAGCACATGGGAGGGCTACCCCAGTAGTTGTTGGCTGACCGCCGTCAGGATCCCCAGGATAGCGGCGTAGAACATCGCAGCCTCCGGCCAGGTAGATAGGTCACGGCTGCGACTGGTGTCATGTCGCGACCAGAGGACCACCCCCGCCAGGATGATGAGCCCCAGGACCCACCAGCCAGATACCAGAAGAATGCCTGCAACTATCAGGAAGAAAATCACGGGTCAGTGAGATCTTTTGCGCCCGCGCGGTCCTCGTTCGCCTGGTCGACGATGTCGTACAGCAGGAAGATCCGGTCGATCAACGACTCGACCGTGACCGCCTCACCAATTGGCGGAGGATAAGATAGGGGGCGGGTGTACTGTGCTGGCAGGGGCTTCACCACCTCCACTGGCACCTCCACTATCCGGGTCTCTACTGCTACGTGTTCCACGGCCGGAGAGCTCGCGCAGCTGCTCAGCAATAGCAGGGCAGACAAGATCCACACGAATATCACCCATTTCGGCGCACCCAAGATCACGTCTAAAAATCTCATCGCGTTCTCCCTCCAGACGGCGCGCGATTGCAGTGGCGGCGGCGATATCCTCGTCGCGGGCTGCCAGCACACGGTCTTGTTCTTCACGTTCAAGGCGGCGACCTTCGACCATAGCGGCGATCTTGGTGGCCAGTTCATCGATGTTGGTGTTGAGCGCCGTGTTGACGTCAACGGCTTGCCGGGTCTCTGCGATCTGCACTTCCATCTTCGCTCGCAGTTCGCCGACCTCCTCTTGCGCATTACCCAGGCGCCAGGTCTGCAGGCCACCTATCACGGCGAACAGGGCGGCAACCCCGCCAGCAATCATTAGCGGATTCAATTTCCGTTACCTCCGTTTGCTTTGTAGCCTGGGGTAATGAAGTGCTTCATAAGCGCCATCAGCACCCCGCTCAGAACGGTCAGGATCGCGGCCGGGAACCCGACGACGGCCAGCGCCAATGTCTCATTGTCCAGCGCGTTGAAATCATAAGCCATGACCCAGGCTGTCATCTTCCAGGTCATCACCGCGAAAAAGACGCCATAGCCGATCATCAGGGCGCGCGGCACAGGCCGCCACTTTGCAAATGTCTCAGGAGTCATGACCCCTCCGGTTTCGGGCTGTCGTACCTTTTGTCCGCACCCAGCGAGTCGAGTCGTTTGTGGATCCGAATGATAGATTTGTAGGTCCGGTCGTGCGCACGGTCATGCTTGTCGAATTCCCTTGTGATCCACGCGACAAAGGCCGCCACCAGCGCTCCCCCAAGCACAAGACACGTGGCGACCAGCCAGGCTATCGGAACCATAGAGTTTTCGTCGATGTTCATTTGACGCCGTTGTGCTCGAAGCTGAAATGCACCCCGTCACGCCCCTTGAAATCGCCACCCCAGCACGCGAGCGGGTGCATGGTCTTCCACTTCTTGCCGAGCTTGGCGTAGATCTCCATATCCCAGCTGACCTTGCCATCGACCACAACAAACAGATCGAGCGCCAGCTTCAGCCGATGGTTCGATTTCTTGATGCCTTTGCCGGCAGCCGCGTAGATCTCGGCCTGCTCCTTGGTACGGAACCACTCCGCGCCCATCACGCAGATCCCTTGCGAGCGCGCCCACACAATCAGCTTCGCGATGTTGAAAGCAAACTCGGCCTGCTTATCGTTGAGTGTCATTGGCCACCGCCTCTTGCCGTTCGGTTACTGGTCATGCGCGCGAGCACCTCTCGTTGCGCTTCTGGCAGTTCCATGATGTCCACCAGGATCTCGGCCGTGATTGGCGCGTCGTCCTCGAGCTGCTCCGCTAAGATCTCCACCGCATCATCGACGCCAAAGCTCTCCAAAAGAAAGGTAAGGTCACCCTTCTCGCTGGGTGGCGTAGCACCCGGCCGGAGCTCGTAGCCTTCTTTAAAGAGTTCGTTCTTCTCGAGATCTATCTCGATCATTTGCCGGCGCTTTTCGTCCGGGTCCATCTTCTCATCCAGATAGATGTCCATCGCGTCGCGGTTGAGATCCTGGACGTTTTCGCGGAGCTTCTCGAGCTCCTTGGAGATATCGATGTAGGGCTCGTATTCTGCCTCGATGTAATCCGCGCGATCATCCAGGTCTTGCTTTTCAAGGAAGGTCAGGCTGCCTTTCACCTGCATGGTTTTGCGCAGCAGTTCGTAGAATCCATCCGAGTACATGGTCCGCCGAGCTCGGCCCTCACCACGATAGAACGAGCCGACCACTGGGTAATCCTGCATTTCCCAAGCTGGCGGGGCTGGGTGGTCCATGGCGTTGCGCATCATTGCGTCGGCACCCAGCAACGCGTACTGGCCCATGGTCCCGGTATAGCCGCGGTAAAGGTTCTCCAGGTGCAAGGGTGATGTCAGCTTGCCAAACGATTGCTGCATCCAGGGTGGCGCAGCCTCGGCGATCTCGCGGAATGTTGGGCTGCCGTAGTAGCGGTATTGCTCGGCCGGCAGGCGTCTTTCCTCGAACGCGCTCACGATCTCACGCTGGGTAAAGAAGTTCAGGTTGAACATGGATTCCACGGCCGGCTGTACCAGCTGAGGAATAGGATTCATCGAGAACGTCTCGCCGATCATATGCCAGAGCTGCTTGAGCATGATCTTGTTGGCGTCAGGCTCCTCAGACAGGGCCCGCTCCATGAACATTTCTGGGAGCGTGTTAAATAGCGCGCCGATCTCGAAAGGTTTCGGCAGCCGGAAGTGCTTGTCGCCAATCCACCAGTGGTAGTACGCGGCGCGATCCCAGTACGGGAGCTCTTTGTATCGGTCATCATCCTCAAAGGCCATGTAGAGCGCCATGCCAGCCATCGAGAGCAACAAGCCTTTGTACGCGAACGCTACGGGGTGCTCTGCAGCACCGCGTTGCAACCGGTGGAAACCCTGGAGCCTGGCGCCCATGAACGGCACCGTCTGGATAAGCCACTGAACGACCGGGTAGTCACCGCCCATCGAGAAGTCCATCAGGTCCTTCGCCTCGTAGGCCGCCTGCTTCTTCGACTTGCCTTGCGCGAGAGCATGGTTGTACACCCCGATGCGATTCGCGTTCTCCACCGCAGAGCCGAGCGCTTTGTAAGCCTCGAACAATTTGAGCCCGTTATCGAGAACGGAATCGGTAAACCCTTTGGCGCGCATCGACTTACGGATCGCCCGGCCGGTGGAAGTAGGGTCACCATAGTTGATGTAACCAGAGTCGAACGCGGCGCCGGCACTCATCATCGTGCGCAACGATTCATCGCCGGCCAAGGCCTGCTTGAACCCGACAGCAGAGCGCGCCATATGCGCAGGCAGATCTACGGCCGCATGGTAGGCACCCTTGAGGTGTCCGTACTCCTGTCTGTCCAAAACGTATGAGCTCAACAGGTCTCGCGCGTAGTTGCGAACCATGAACCCCGGATCCAAAGTGATGGTCCCGGTGAAGAACCGCTTAAAGTTTCGGAACGCCTGGGTGATCTTGCCGAACTGCTCCATGTTGATCGACGTGAGGGCCCGATACAGGAGTTCGTCTGCCGTGTGGTAGTACTCTCGTTTGCCGTCGCGCATGATCGAGATCGCGCCACCCTCTTTGGCATCCCTGCCACGCTTTCGAGTCGTCGGTGGCTCAAGCGCAGTCATCATGCGAACACCCTGCAAGACGTTACCTGGGATCGTGCTCGGGTCGATGCCGGCGTTGGCGAGGATCTTCTTCACCTGGCCCATGGGGATGAGCGCTTGGGACATCGCCATCGGAACCTTGTTGATAATGCCGCTACCTTTCAGCGCATCGACGCTCGAGCGCGCGGCCTGGTTCTTCATCGAGGTGTTAACGATGTTGGTCACGTTCGCGAGGATGTTGTCGACGACATTGCCAATGGCGAGTTCACTGCCTTTCAGGTACTTGGTGGGGTCTTTCTGGCCCTCGAGACCTCTGGGGCCGCCCGACAGTGCACCGGTCATTCGCTCGTCCTGGATCCGGTAGAACGGCACGTAGTCAGCGTGCTCCCAGAACGGCCGCGTCTCTGGGTTGATGATGCCGGCCTGCTCACCGAAATCGAGAACCTTTTTGTTGAATGCGGCGTACTCTTTTGCCACCTCCTCAAAGTCGGGGTTCTCCTCGACCTGGTCGATCATTGCCTCGAGCTCGGCCGGCGTGAAGTTTTTCTCGCGGCCATTCTCGATGATCTGCTCGATCATGCCCGCCGGCATTGCGCCAGATGCCATCGACTCGAAGATGGCGTCGAGGCCACTGATGTTGTTGGTGTGCAACCAGTTGTCGATGCTGCCGCGGTTGTACTCATCCAGGCTCGTGTAACCTTCCATGAGCAAACGCTTCCCGCGCCGGCCGGCCATGAACATAGACCACTCATTGATGCGATCCCCGATAGGCTTGAGGATGTCGAGCAGACCCTTACCTTCGGTCATGACCATGCCGGCATTTTCTCCGACGCCCCAGGTCGGGTGCCCGTATTCGAGCACTGCCTTCATAACCGAATCGAGCGAGGTGGAGAACCGCGCTTCGATGTAGGCGTCCATCGAGGCCTCGGCGTTGACAAGCGCATCCTTCAGCCCGGCGAACTTATCGAACAGACCTGCTTCCCACTCGCGCTTGAAGTTGCCGTAGAACCCAACCCAGCGTTCCCAGAAAGTTTCCTTTACTGCAGGGGCGCCGATCTTCTTCGATGCCGATGTCAGGTATGGGTTGTCGTACTCCTCCTCGTCCTCCCGGATGTTGCCGGGCTTGGGATCGAACACATCACCCAAAATACCGTTCTCGGCCGCAGAGTGCATATCCTTGCCGTAAAAGTGGTCGAGCACCACGGTATTGTTGCCGCCAAATCGCATCAAAAACGCCGCAGCCTCCGCGCCAGGCAGCAGGCTCTCAGTCTGGGTCTGTATGATGACAGCCGCTACGTTGCCCTGATGGATCGCGCGAAGAAGCTTGCGCTTACCACCATGCGGTTGCTGGGTGCCCATATCCTTCATTTCAGCTTCAGTCATCGGCAGGTAGCCGATGATGTTGTGACGGGTATCCAGCATCACAATGCCGTCGCCCTTCGGGTGCTTCTCACGCAGGTATCGTCTAATCGCCGTCGAGTCGCTCACTTGGACACGGTTCTGATCTGGCACCTTGGTGTAGATCCGCTCTGTAACAGGCACCTTCACGCTTTGCCCGGGCGCAGCCCATACGGGGCCTTCCGGGCCCGTGCTCTGGGGCAGCAGCTTGGAGACCGTTCCACCAATATATGCGTGAGCAGTTCTGCCGCTGGGAGTAAGGACCAGCATGCCTTCCGGCTGGATCGCGGGCGCCGCCCAGATGTGGTAGTCCTGCATCATCGAGATAAGATGTTCGGTCAAGGCCAAATCAGCAGCACTGGGATCCGAAACATCGCTCGGATGATTGTGCGCAAACCACACACTCGCCGCTCCCTCGACGTCCATGATGGACCCCACCAGGAAAGACGCGTGCACCGAGGCCGAGTCGTGCATGCCGATGGTGTGGCGAATGATCTGTAGCGGCCGGCCATCTTTGTCGACCACCAGTGCCAGCATGTTTTCCTGAGCGGCTGACGCGCGCGGCTGCAGCACGGCCACCGCATCTTCGGGCCGGTTCACAAACTCGACTGGGGAGTCGACCGTGGCCACCTCGACGTTTTCGACCATCTGGTTGAAGACGTTAGCATCCGAGCTGCGGAGCTCCTCAACCTCAATCACCGGCAGGTTGTCCTGGCGGGGTTCGGCGTTGCGGTACATCACCGTGCCTTGAGTGATTCCGCCCAGCGTGAAGTCTTTGTTGCGGCCTTTGTTTTCGACGAAACCAAACCGCTTGTAGAAGCTGATCAGCCGGCCCTTCGAGGTAGTGCCGATGCCGTCGTTTTTCTCTGCCGGCATAAGCGTCATGCGCACGTTGTACTCGTCAGCGAACCGCATAAGTTCGTTCATGACGAAGGTGCCGGTGCCCGCCTTGCGAGCACCCTGACGAACCACAAGCATATCGAGGCTGAGGTCACCTTGGCTGGTGACCGAAAGTTCTATCGTGGAAACATTGTCGTTGTCGAGCAAGTCGGCCTGGAGGGTTGCGACGTCCTCACGCAAAAACTCTAAGCCACGACTTTCTGCTCGGCGACGTCTTCCTGCGCGGCCAGGTCCGGCGGCAGCTCGTCCCTCTCCTCCGGTGTCAGTGGGTCCGCCTTCAGATCCCGGTTCGGCCACGCCCGGGCCAGGTAATTGGTCCTGGTAACTGGAATCTGCTGTTCGCGCATACTGTCGATAAGGGGATCTTGCCCACTCGGGATTTGCGATACCGCTTGCTTGTTCACTGATCTGCTCCCGTGCTGCGTCGGCTTCTATGTTGCCGTCTTTGTAATCTTGCCACACTTTGTGGGCGGCCACACGGTTGCGGTCGGTCTTGAACCCTTCCGTAAACAGCCCTTTGGCAGCCTCCCAGGTGATCGATTGCAGTTCGCGCGGCTGTAGACCGAGCTCGGTAGCGGCGCGTCGGTACGCCTCAGCGTACGCCCAGTAGGCGCCGTTGAGCCCTGTGTGAGCATTGTCCCCTATCCCTTTTGAGGATCCGAAGTTGTTGTCGACCTCGGTCGCATCTGACCCCAGTGGCCGGAGCAGGCCGGCAGCTACCGCATGAGTGTCGACGGTGACATCACCGCGCACGCTGTTCGGTGTAATGATGTTGTTATAGAAGTTCCTGATCTTGTGACCCCAGCCCATCGACTGCGAAATGTTCTCCACAGTCGGGTCAGCAAGGATCTTCAAGGCCTTGGCCAGGGAGGGGACGGACCCCCACTTGATCGTCGCCAAGAACAGGCGCTCGCCGGCAATGGTTTCCTGAGACGTGGTGGCGTTCTCTCCGAACTGTCCCTCGGGTGTCAGGGTCCGATAGCTGGCCGGGTTATTGGTCTCATCGAAGATCCGCACCCACATGGCCTGTTGGACAGGATCCGTGAGCTGCCTGAGACGCGATCTCAGTACCTTTTCCAGGTTCTCCGCATACACAGGGCCGTCGAAAATCTCCGCTCCCTTGCGTCTCATAGCCGCTGAGGGTCGGGTTTCCTGCTGATTGGTCCAGACATCGACGGCCCGCTCAGCCAGGCTGACGTTGATCTCCCAAGGTGTCTGCGGACTCAACGCTGCGATGGCCCCTGCCATGGCTTGCTGGGTCGTGCCGTATCGCTGCGCAAGCTTGGCGCTGACCCGGTTGGCGCCCTCGTACCACTTTCTCGAACGCTCGCGGATCTCTGCCGGGACCTGGCCGTGCAGCCACAGCAGGTTCGACTTGATCTGCTCGATGATTTCCTCGGCCGTCTCCTCGGTCGAGGCTCCCTTGGTGATCCTGAAGTTGACGTACTTGGCCATCGTCTCGACCGTACGCCTGAACGCATGCGGCGCGAGCTTAGCCGCCTCGAGACCTACCGTCAGATCCCGCTCGAGCGCGCCCTCGAGGGGTTTTTTGGCCCACGGATTGCGCGTGCTGACACGACGGCTGCCAGTCGTCCATGGCCGACTCGGCGAGTACTTCTCCCCAGGCTCCATAACGCGACCCGGAACACCGCCGTCGCCGATCTCTCTCACACCGTAACGATACCCACCGTACTCATTGTCCAGACGGTCCACGCGCCTGCGAGCTCGGTTGAGCTGCTTGTATGGACCGCCAACCCGCTCCCCGGTATGTCGGTCGTACACTTCATAGGTCGTTGACTCAAAGCTTTCATCTTCCTCGAGCTCGTACTCAACGCCTTCTTCCTCTACGCCCTCGGCCGGCCGTTGACCAGGAACAGTGAAGGCGCGATTACCGAGCCCCCACTCCCAGAGCACCATGGAGTTGAGCGCATAATTGACCGGATCGTTCGTGTTCTGGCTGCCTTTCCTGATGGCGTTGTACCACTCCCAGACCTTCTCCTTTGAGACGATTCCAGCCTCGACCGCGTCATTGAAATCCATACGCGAGGGAAACTCGTTCACCACGGCAACGGCCGTGCGCGCAGAGACCAGGCGTTGTCGCAATGTGTCCGCGTCTGCTTTGCCCACCCGGATCCCAGATCCCTTGGCAAACTTGCGGAGCTCCGTGAGATTCATATCGCCAACACGAGCACCAACCCGGGCCTCGGTTTCCTCGATGACGGTGTCGATCCGCTCCGTCGTTGCCGGGCCTTCAGTTGGCACCTCGGTCACCGCAGGTGGAGGCACTGCCGGGAATGTCATGGTGTTACCGGCGTTTTCTCCCCCGACCTGCCCCGTAAGTGTCGTCGGGCGCCTGGCATCAGTGCTGAAGCGTATGGCTGGGGCCTCGGATCCTTCGCTGCTGGTGAGTCTGACAGGCATGGGCATATCACCCATCCCGCGCTCGGCAAGCACCATCGACCGGTGCCGGCCATCATGGCTGACAACTTGCGCGACGGAGCTGTCCTCGTTGAGCCCGAAGTTGAGTAACGGGGTGCTGCCCAGCTGCTCGCCAGCATCCAACGTCCCGCGAATCTTCTCGAGCTTCTCATCCATTACCCGCTCAGGGCCTTCGGCTGCGAAGGGCTCGGCCATGGACAGAAACTCATTCGGCGTCATCTGTACGACAGCCGTACGGGAATTGCCGGCGGCCTCGGCCTCACCCTGCTCTATCGCTGCAGCGGAAAACGCATCGGCCGGGGTCTCGGGCTCAATCGGGAGCTCGCCCGACTCGAGCATGGCCTTGAGATCCGCATCATCACGTTCCTGGCGGGCGCCCTGGATGTCGACCACGGTTGTGTCGTCCGCCGCGAGATCCTTGGCCACCTGGATTGCATCGGCGTCGGTATCGGTTGGCAACAAGGTGGTTTGGGTCTCAACACCCCCAGGGTCGGTCACGGTTACGTTGCGCCCGCCGTCGTCGTTAGTGCTCTGGGTAGTAACCGCCCAACCTGCTTCGAGGGCCGGCGCATGGTTCGCCATGAAGAACGAGTAGGCGAACCCTTCGGGTGTTTGGGAGCGGCGTGCTTTGTCGGCCTCGACGTCACCCCGCAGCTTCGAGATAAGGCTGCCTTCTGTCGCCGCCACGTTCGCCTGCGGGAGTTCGGGATTGAAGCTGCCCCACAACTGGGTTTTCTTGGTGTACGGCTCGCCATAGTTGCGCGGATCGAACACGAGCAACGGTTCCGGCAGACCGGTTTCTTTCTGGATCCGGCCGACCGGGTTCTCCAACACGTGGAAACCGCTGGGGTTCGCCAGTGCGATGATTTCCTCGGTGATCGCTACCAGCGTCTTCGCATAGTCGAGTGGCGTATCGAAGTACTTAGTAGCCCACAGCCCGTACTTCTCCTCCACCAGGCCGGGCACGTCGTGTTGCTTTTTCCACCAGCGCGCGCCCGAGCTCGCGAACGAGGTGCACGGTGGAGCGGCCAAGACCCCCACGATCTCAAACCCTTCGTTCCTGATCTCCGTGATTTCCGCGACCGGCATGAACGCCACCAGGTCGTCGCCGCTTTTGACGTCGTACTGCACCACCTGATAACCAGCATCGCGCCATGGCTTGGACCAGGCACCGCTCACATCGAACAGGGATAGGATGACTTTGTTGCTGTTGTCTTCTTCACGACCGATCCGGGCCGCTTCGTCTTTCCAGCCCTGCACGACGGCCGCGGCTTCCTCGGCGGAGAGATCCTCGGTGCGGCTGTCGTCGGCCTTGATTTTCTTTTCGGGCACCGGGAAGCGCTCGGCATCCGGCAGCTTGGAGAGTTCGTCTGGGGTTAGCCAGGTTTCTGGAAATTCGGCTGCAGTCTCGGATCCAGGTTCGCCTTCTTGAGTGCCTTCCCCACGACCAGTGCCTGCATCTTCTCCTGCTTCGTCAGTGGTTGCTTCTTCGGTTTCGGCATTGATCTTCTCCGCAAGCTCGCCAAACGACTCAGGGTTGTCGAAGTACTCCAGCGCAGCAGATTGTATCTCACTTCTTGGCAAGGATTCATAGGTAGACAGCGGGTCACCCTCCGCCAGATCAGCCAGGCGACTGATATCAATATCGGTGATCAGGTCATCCATGAACCGTTGCTCTCGAGCACCCAGCTTTTCCCCTTCCAGGGCTTTGATAATCGCTCGCTGAGCCGCTCGAGGCGTGAGCTTTCCGCTGCCGACTTCCCGGTTGTCGCTCAAGACGTTCGCCCACTCGGGGCCGATGCGCTCGAAGTCCACCCCGGTGCTGTACTGGGGAGTGCCGCGTAGCGACTCGTTCATCTTGTCGATCAGTTCGTTGAGCTCGGCGCCGGCATAGCCTTCCTCTGCAAGCGCTTCGCGCAGCAAATCGATGTCGTCGAACTCGGCGTTCTTGGCGGGGAAAGCGCGGGAGCGCTTCATTTCCTCCGGGTCTATTCCTTCAGCTTCAGCAGCTTCACGGCTGAGCCCGCCCAGCTTCCCGATGGCCACCATAAGCTCATCGGCCGTGCGGTCGACGGTCTTCGCGTCCGGCTGAGCCATCTTCGATAAGGCCTCGGCGCGCACCTCGAGCTCGGTTTCCTGCTCAGGGGAATAGACGGGTGGCTCAGCAGGCTCCGGCCTGGCTTCTGCTTCCGGCCCAAACCGTTCGGACAATGTCGCCTCAGACGGCTTGAGGCGCCGCAGAGAGGGCGGTGGTTTCCCGTGGGCCGAGCGTAGGCCTTCGCGCTGGCGTTGCTCCTTCATCTTCAGCATCGCCACATCGGCCGATTCTGGGTCCAGTCCGAATGCCCAGGTCATGGCGGGCGTTATCGCCAGGGATCCATCAGTGCTGGCAATGCCAGGCCCAGCCTCGAGGGTTGCTGCTGCCGCTTGCAGCGCGGTCTCGACCTCCTCCTCGGTTTGCCCGGTCACGAAAAACTCGTCGCCGCTGGTGTGGAACGCAGCATCGCTTTCGGCGCCGATAGCATCGCCGACCTGGCGCAGCAGTTCGTCGCCGACCTCATGGCCGCCCATGTGATCGTTCACGTACTTGAGCGAGTCAACGTCGATTGCAGCAATGACTGGGGCGCCCTCCGTCTCGAGCGAATCCTCGAACGCGCGCTTGTTGCCCAGGCCTGTGAGTTCATCGGTGTAGAGTTCGGTGACGATCTCCGCGTCGGTCATTTCGGTGACGGCTTTCCGGCGGGTCCGGTCTTTGCGTCGCTCGGTGCCGCCGTACGCATCTTCCTTGGCGGCGTCGACAGCCTGGTCCATTTCTGCTTTGGCACGACGGCCGGCCGGCAAGATCATGATGTCGTTGTCGCCAACACGTTTGGCGTACCCCAGATCTACCAGGCGAGTCTGTTGCTCGTCATCGATATAGTTGCCTTCCTGGACCTCGGCAATGTCTTTGGACACGGCCGACATGCTTGCCGCGTTTCCCTTGAAGACCTCCTCGACGTTCGTTTCTTTCTTGTCCGAAGGCGGCGGCTTTGGCTTGTACCAGCCCTTCTTACCATTGATCTCAATGAGCATCGCACCTGGTGCGCCGGGCTCCGCAGGATCGAACAGCGATAAGTTCGGATCCTTCCCCGCCCCTTGCGAGCGGTCAGCGATCTCAGACGGGATGCGTATCGCGGCACCGGCAACCCCGCCAAGGATGAATGAGTCTCGGATTCGCTGAATCGCTTCTTTCGCGGATATCTCCTCATCGAGGATCCCCACGTCGTAGGCCATCGCCAGCGCTTCGGTGATCACCTCCTGGGATCCCTCGGCCCCTGCAGCGGAGAGAAAGTTCTTGGCAATCTGTGTCAGCCCGCCACCTTTGCCGCGCTTGAAGATCTTCTCCAGCGCAAGTGTCTCAGGCAGAAACTCGAACATCGCGTTGAACCCGGCACGCTGGTGGTTCTGCTCTTGCGTGAGTTCCATTTCCCGACCTTCGGCCAGGGCGGCGCCATACACGTCGGCTGCGATCATGCCGGATCCGACGAGCGGTCGTCTTAAGGCGATGGCCGGTGCCATCCTGGCTACGGTCTCAACTCCCGTAGCAACAAAAGCCTCGGTGCTGGACAGCAACCCTTCTTCCGCCTCATGCGGCATGTTCTCTCGAGCTCGCTTGCGGAGCTGGCCTGCGGTCCCAAAGAACGGGGTAGCCTCGTCGCTACCCATCCGGTCTTCCCACATCTTGGTGCGCTGAACCGGTTTCATGATCGTTTTGAGAACCTGGTCAATCTTGCCAATCTTCGCGGCTGCCGGGAGGCCGATGTACTTCGACATTTCAGACTGGAAGGCAGCAGCTTGCTGTTCATCCAGGTACTCGAGGGCGGGGTGCTGTACGTGGCCGATTACATCGGCTCCGGTCTCTGCCAAGCCAGCTGTGGTTTGTTGCAGCCCAGCCAACGCAGGCTTCGCCACATAGTCTTTCATCCAATTGGCGGAGCTGCCCGGGCTCCCAGGCTGCTGAGGCGGCGCGTCTAATCCTGGTGGCGGCTCCCCTTCGCCCACACCCAGTGCCGGCGCAGGTTGCTGGCTGATGTCACCCTCGGTTGCTTCGAGTGCAGCGGCTGGCGAGGAGAGGTCAGAAGCATCCGCCTCGAGTTCCTGGGCGTACCGCTTGAATCGTCGCGCGGCTTCCGCGTCACCAGCAGCATGGGCCGCCTCAAACTTACGGTAGGTTTCGCTTAACTCCCGTTGCAGATCTGGCTCTGCCATTAGTAGTCGTCCCAGCCCTCTGGGCGTTGCTGCGACGGCAGCGCGCCTCCCGTGTTTTGAGCTCGAGGACCTCCCTCCAGCGCAGGTCGCGCACCTGCAGATCCGGCAACACCTTTGACCTCATCGAAGTACTCCTGGCGCCAGAGTTCGCGCTCTTTTTTCGTGAAGTGTTTTGGTCTTTTGAGATCTCCGGTAATGGGAGAGGCCACGGTGTCGCCCTTGTCAGATGCTGTGGTCCAAGCTTTCCTGGCCGCCTCCCGAATCTCTGAGTTGGTCAGGCCGCCAGCCCTGATTTCCGCAGCTTCTTCTGGGCTGTATCCGGCCCTGATCAGCGCGGCCCGTTCTTGTTCGCCAGAGAAACCTCGCGCACCGTACCCGGGGGTCATGCCAGGCATGGCTCGCGTATCCGTTCCGGGCTCCATGAGCGGCTGACCGGTGCGGACATTCATCCCGCCCTCAGTCGTCCACATGATGTTGTCTGGATCCGACAGTGCAGCCTCGTTGGTGACATCGGCCTTCGCGAAATCCAACGCCTCTTTGCGTTGCTGCTCGTTGTAGTCGACGGTGCGTTGCTGCTCTGCCAGCTGCCGACCCTGCATACCTTGCAGAGCTGCGCCGCCAGCTTCACCCATTGCGCCACCCAGCTGTGAATTCCACGCGCCCGACGCCGCGGCCAACCGCATGCCGAAGTCCATCAAGAACAAACCCCAGTCCTCGCGCTTGAGTTTCGGGTCAAATGTTCTCTCGCCACCAATCCGCTCGAGCGCTTCGTTGTACGCTTTCTCAAGAGAACCCTTGCCGTGCATATCTTCGATGGCGGCATTCATTTCTTTTTTCGCTTCGGGCGTTCCGGTCTTGGTTGCCTCGACCGACTCCTCAGCCGTTTTCACGCTGATCTCCGGGTCGATCTCGGTCGGTGCCGCTTCTTGTTGACCCTGCAGAGCCGGGTTTGCCGTTGCTGGCGGGGCGCCAATTTGGGGCACCGGAGATAATGGTGGAGCAGTGGGCCGCATTGTGCTCTCTGGTGTCGGCTGAGCGGGCTGCCCAATCTCGACAGGGCCAGGCTGCAACCCAGGACGTCGCGGGTCAGGATTCTGTTGTCCCAGCCCAGCAATCATCGCGTTTAATGCCATGTTATATCTCCGTCAGTTGCTAAGCGCTGGGAGCGGGGCGTCGTTGGCACTACCGGCCGCCGAGGCAGCGCCCTGAACAGCAAGGCTCGCGCCGCCCGAAAAGTAAGCGGCAGCAACCGTTGTTGCGATCCCGAGAACCTGGCCGAGCACGTTGCCTTTTTCTTTGGTCGTGGTCTTGCTTGTTTGAGTTTCCTCGTACGAACCTTTCAGGCCGCGAAGCACATCTGTCAGATAAGCAGCTTGCCGGCCGCCCCAGTCGCGCCCTTCGATGAACTGCTGGTAGTCGAAGTCTTTCATTTGCTGGTTGACTTGACGCTCCACCTCGCCGGTCTCCATCAAACGCTGAACATCTTTGCTCACGAGGTCGGAACCCAGCCCTGCCAGCTCCATGTACTTGCCAGACTGTTGCAGCTTCCGGTTCTGGTCGGCCTGCCACAGATCGCTGCCTCGGTCGAATGCCTGGGAGTAGCCGCGGTCGTACAAATCCGACAGACCCTCGTTGGTCATTTCGTCTTCTTCGCGAAGCGCGAGCGCAGCTCTGGATCCGTACGCGCCGGCCGTATCCATTTGCCCCAGCCGGTCATTGCGTCGCCGCAGACCCTCCTCGCGGAGTTCCCTCGCCGCTGGGTTGAGCGCAGACTCAATGTACGGATTCATGTACGCGCCCATGTCCGCTTCGGTAAAGTCCTGCATTTCGTCGAGCGCACCTCGAGCGGAGCTCAGGTCTCCCTCGTAGGCCCCGGTCTTTTGCCGGGCAAGATTGATCGCTTCTTCCTGCCCGCCGGTCAGCCCAGCAACACGACCACCCGTATACGGCTGGTAGGGGGTCTTCGCGTAATCCGTCGCGAGCCCGGCCGCAGTTTGCGCCGAGTTCTCAATCCATGACGGCGGGGTGTACTTCTGAGTTTGGCTCGTTGTCTTCTTGCCGCTGCCCATCTTTGGTCTCCGGTTCTCTTATGAATTGGCCACCCAGGTACTGGTAACCGCTCATTCTCATCAGTCGATCCTTCAGAGTTGCATCTTTCCCCGACGATATTCCGCCCCAAATCGGCGCTCCACGGTCGTCAGCATAGGCGTGTATGACCTTCATCAAACCAGCAAACACGCCGCCTTCGCGGAAGTTGCGGCTCACAAACATCCAGTCCACATAGAGAAACCAGCGAGGGCTCCAAGGGAAACGGAAGTTGGTGACCGCTATTGTGCCGATCAGCCGCCCCGATTTCTCGGCAACAACGACGTATCCCTCGTTCAGGATACTCGTTACCCAATTGATTGCCATGTAGTAATCAGGCGGTGGATAGCCGTTTCCATCGTCTGTAATGGATTGATCCAAGAGCCGCACGAGGTTCGAGACGTCGAGCGGCTGAGCCTGCCGGATCTTGATTTGCGCCGGATTCGTCTTGTCCGGGTAGATCTGATCTTCGTTGGTAACTCTATTATTTCCCATATCGCTCATCGATGGCCTCCTTGAGGCGTCGGTTGTGTTCCACGTGAAACATCAGGTGATATCCACGAGAGTCATCCAGGATGTGGCCCGGAGATTGGTCAGGTTGAGCCCATCCGTATTCGCCTGTGCCCACCCCAGAGCGAAGGTACCTGCGGTCCCGGCCACCACGAGGGTGCCCCGGATAAACACGTACTTTGGCTCGGCGGCCTGCAAGGTGATCGTCTCGGCAGCCACGTCGTTGACGCCGATGATTCCGTTGTTCGTATTGTCCTGGTCCACGTGCTCGGCGATCCCGTCAAAGGTCGCGCTGGTTGGCACGCTGAACTGAAACTGAAAGTCGGGGGTGGCGTCGGCGTTCTCGATCTCGAGGAACAGCTCGACCTTGTAGGTCCGGTTAGCCGAGACCGAGTCGGTCAGGTCCGCGTCATCGGTGATGGTGTTGTTGGCGCGCGTAGTACCCGTGCCGACAGTGATGGGCCCGGCCCAAACCTCATCCCACTGGCCGCCCTTATTGATCTCCGCGGCACCGTTAGCATCCGATGCAGAGCGCAGCTTCTCGTCGCCGTCAGCGAAGACCGTGACGATGCCGTTGTCGACCATGGTGAGCCAGTTTTCCTCGAAACCGCCAGAGGCATTTGTTTGTGCAATGCCAGCGGTCAGCGCGCTTTCATCCCAGTAATGCTGGACACCTCCGCTATCGCCGCGCAGCTTCAGGTTGGCGTCTATGTCGGTGCCAAGACCGACGATCTGCCCTATCGCCAGTTCGCCACTGGCGGGGTGGACATCCCAACCTCCGATAACAGTCTCGAAAACATCGACGTTGACGTAGTAGAGGTGCGTGCCACCGTCAGGTAAGAATCTCGCCAAGGTCACTGTGCTGAAAGGCACACTCAATATGGCGACTTCTTCGTTGCTGATGGTCCCGACCAGCTCCGTTCTGCCGCTCGCGGTGCTGTAACCGACTCGGCCGCTCGGTGCACCCGACTCCTGGAACTGCACCCACGGGTAACTCGCCCCGTTAAGAACGAGTTTCCCCGCACCACTCGCCAAGACCGTCACGTTTTCAATCCAGTCGGCCCCATCCCAGCGCAACGTGCTGCTGATCACCGTACCGGGCGCAAGGCCGCTACCACCACCAACCGCGTCGACCCACACGCCACCGTCCACCGCGCGCAGCTTTCCGGTTGTTGTGTCATAGCGCAGCATTCCGACGACCGCGGCCGGCTCGGACCCGGTAACCCCGGAAGGGATCGTGACCGAAACTGACCCTGGAATGATGGGGTCATCAGCAATACCGATGGCCCAGGCTCTGTCGGCCGACAAGTCAAGAGGCCCTGCCAGGTCAACTGTGATCTCGTTTGCGTCGCCGTTTATGTCAAGGGTTCTGGTGTCGAGGACCACGTCTTCCCAGCTGTCGCCGTCCCATACCTCGAAGGTACTTATGCCCGTGCGCGCGGTTGGCGTGCCATCGTTGCCAAGCGTGACCGCGCCACCCCTCGCCATGGTGATGTGATCTTGCTCGATGGCGCCACCACTGGTGGTTTGGATCAGCCTTCCCAGTCCGGTTGTCGAATCCACGCGGAAGGTCAGCCCGCCAATCGAGTTGCGAATGCGCGACTCGATGTCTGAGTCTGCGCCCGCGTCAACGTCTACCAAGGTGCCGAACACATCCAGCCCCAGTGCGGTGATCGACGCTCTAAGATCATCGCCCGACAGATAGAAACCAATCTCGCCACCAACCACATCGTTGACCAGGCGCAAATTTATGCCGGTACCGCCACCGACCGCCTCCCAGCCCAGCTGCCCGACAACGAAAGAACTTGAATCAATGAACTGCAAGATGGTGTCTTGCACCGCACCCGAGGCAGGATCTCCGGCCGCCTCACCAAACAGCGCCGCCCCGTTGTCGAGAGAAAGCAGAGCGATCTCGTTGTCGGTGAACAGTTGCACGCCACCGTTGGCAACGATGCGTATGCCGAGCTCGGTAAAGCCAACGATCAGCTCGACATTGATCGTCGACTCGATTCGCAGCGCCGCGCTGTTCCAGTAGATCTTGGCGTCCGCGCTGTCCCCGAACTGAGCCTCCACGAGATCCTGGAACTGCAAATTTCCCAGCATGATGTCGCCGGCACGAGCGACAAATGGAAGCCCGGCCGTAGGCGTATCAATCCACTTAGCCGTGCCACCGTCATAGGCCAAGATCGAACCGTCGTCCGGGGTGCCGCTGATGTTGGTATCCGACAAGGCTCCCAGCGAGGTACCGGCCGCGGCAAAGCTATCGAGAATCCATCCACCGGATCCGCCAAATGCTGCGTCCGAGTACTTAAGCACTTGCTCGTTGAGAGGAGTCCCTTCCGCAACATTCGACATGTTCTCCAGCAATGCAGCGCTGGCGAAGTTTGAGAACGTCATGTTGTCCGCTGGGAAGTCGACGATTTCCGATACACCGTGCTCGTGCACGATAGGCGCAAAGGTGTCGCCGCCAATGACGCCCGTGTTGCTCAACTGGATCCCGACGAGCACTTCCTCTATGCCGCCGAAGCGCCGCTCCAGAATCTGGGTGAGCTGGTTCATTCGGAACCGCTCGAAACCCTCCTCGGTCCAGTCGGGCAGACGCTCCTTTACCTCAACGGCAAATGTCATGCACGCTTTCCGTGCGGCGTAACACGTGAGCGCAAGGTACCCATGCGCCAGGCGTCACCAATCTGGTCGCTCTCGACTCTCAGCGCCACCTGCCGGCCGCGGATCCGGGTTGAAATTTTGCGCGTGGCGTTTGTCACCGGGTAAGGGCCTTTGACCTGGTAGTCCTGCACCTGTGGATATTTCTTGCCCTTCAAGGTGATGTTGACGGTCCCGTCCAGGCTGACGAAGTCGGGGATCAGCTGGTCGACGTGCATCAGATGTTCGCCGGCCTCCGGGATCTCCATGTCGTAACTCTCGACAAATGCCGTCATTGCCGCGCCGTCGTCATCTGTGCCGGTCTCGTGCTTGAAAAGAACCATGTCGGTGCCGGCAGCGTACGGCTTGTTGAATGCTGGGGACCGGTCGGCCCACGCAGTCCGCGCGAGCGTGCCGACAGCCCAGGTCTTCTCCTCGTAGTTATACAAGGCGTAGCTGTTCACCTCGGTCGACACTCCCGGGGAGGATTCCTCGAACAAGACGCTCTCCGGCCCAATACGAAAAGACTCGGCGCGAAAATCATCGACCTCCAACAGCTGAAGTTGCGAGCGCAGAAGCGGGCCCGCCACGCCGGATCCATCGTATGCGGCGATCTCTGCGCCTGACAGGGCGACTGCTGCCACCTCTTGCAGGTCGTCGGTGAGTTCGTCATACAACCATGCGGTGATGGTGTCAGCGGATCTGCGAGCCAAGATGGCGTACCGGCGCCCATCGGTCAGCGTGACCGGGTTACCCAGTGAGGACAGGTCGTAGAACGATGCCCCATTATCCAGATCTGTCAGGCCACCAATGGTGGTCCGGCGCCGGAGATTCATTCGGTTTGTGCCCGCGTTGATCGTCACCGCCAAGGCCGGGCCCACGTTGTCGAATTGCGAGTCCGCGCTACCAACGAGGTCGGTAATCTCAAACATCAGGCCAGCGTCTGCCGTCAATCCGTTCAAGGTGAAGGTCACCTCGTACTCGGCCTCCAGGCCATCCTGGATGAGCGCATCTGTGTCGAGCTGCCAGAGAGAGTCGTAAGGTGTCGAGGCTGTGTGCGTGGTCAGGCTGATATACCCGGACGCATTGAACCCGACCACGTAACGCTGGGTGCCAGCCATACTCTGTGTTGAGTAACTGCCATCCTCGAGGCCTTGGGAGAAGTCGGATTCCACCCAGACGTTCGCAGCCTTGGCGGGGTAGAAAAACCAGATCTCGTTGAACTCGCGGTTGAGCCCGGCGAACACTTTTTCTTTCTGGCTGACCGTCAGGTTCTCATAAACACGGTTGCGCACGTCCGATGGCAGCACGCGCAGAATGCCGTCATAAATGTAGAAGTCGGCCTCGGCCATGAAGAACACACGGTAGTCGACTTCTATAGCGGCGTTCGGTCCCAGAATGGAGACGTTCTCTCCCACGGTCTGGATGCCGTATACCGCAAAGCCGCCGAGGTAGTTGATCTGGTGCACTGACACGTCGGTGAAGACAAGGATCTCACCGCGCGTTCGTATCGCTGCCTGGATCTTGCTTCCTCGATACAGGCGTAGATCTCCCGAGGTGTTGACAGAGCTTGGGATCCAGTCATTGAAGTCCTCCTTGGAGCACCAGCGAATCAGCAATGGGTCGAACAGGCCGGTGAAGAAATCGGTACAGCCCAGCGCGAATAGATGCCGGTCGCGCTGTGAAATGATCATGTAGTTGACCTGCTCCGGCGCATTCGCAATCACCACCGCGCGGGCGTTACCCCCGGAGTTCCGGTCCCAGGTGTAGACGGCGCCGCCTCGAGGTACCGCGATGAGGTCCTCCCCCCAATTATCGAGTGACCAGGTCCGCAAGACCGTGATGCTCGTTGACACAAGCCGAGGCGTGTTCCACGTTTCCTGGCTCCAGGTGCCTGTGCCCCAGCCGGTCCCGAATGCTGACGAGCTCAACCCAACCGAAATGTCATACTGCGCTTGAACAGTGCCCCCGCCAGAGGCTGATGAGCTGGCCGTTTGGTCGTCCTGGATTGTGTAACTGTCCACCAACACAGACAGGACCTGATACTGACCGACGATAGTGAGGCCGCCGACTGGGGTGGCCCCAGAGAAGTTGACGTAGTCGCCGGCCTGGGAGCCGTGTGCGACGTCGTTGACCACGACGATATCGGAGCTCATGGTCGTGTCGAAAGGGTCTACCAGGCTCGCCTGGCGCCGCAGAGGAGTGATATCGAAGTACTCGCCGCCGTTGTACAGGTAGAGCTTCGCCTCGGTGCCCAGCGAGCTCCACACGCGCGCATCGAGCGAGGTCCAATCCCAGATCCTGCGCGCAAGACCAATGAAGGCGCCGCCGGCAATGGTCGCCCAACCGCCCAGCTTCTCGGCTAAGCCGTAACGAAACCGGACCTTGTCGCTATCCTTCCAGCGACCAGTGGCCCCTCGAGCGCTTTGCTCGGTGTAGACGCCGGCCTCGACCGGTAGATCAACGATTCGTTTCGGCATCGCAGCTTCCTATCATGTTTGCGGTGCGCCCAGAGGGCCAAGTAGCCGCCCTTCCGATAGCAGTGTGGCTTCATTTTTGGCGCCCACGAAATTGAACTCTGCAGCGGGTTGCTGCAAGAGTGCGAGCAGATTACCGCCACCTGACCCTGTCGAGCTGGCGTCTGAGGTATGCGTGACCGTCACGCTCGAGGCACCCGGAATTGTCTGGATCTCGTACGAGGACAGCAACGTGATGCCGTTAAACGTCGGGTAGAGCTGCGTCCCAGAAGTAGGCAGAAGCACCAGCCGCTCACCGATTGATGCGCCATGTGGCGCGGGGAAATTGACGGTCAGGGTCGGTGAGACGTTGACCGTGTCTATCGAATCCGTTGCAAGCGAAATGTCGGTGCCGGCCTGGATGAGCGATAGAGCGTTGCCGGCTTCACCTAACGGACCGCCGAAGATGCTGCCGACCTGACCAGCCTCTCCTCGAGCGCCCCAACTTGCGGCGTCACCGCCGTCAGCATTGAGAAGGCCTCCCGTTCCGGGCCCTCCCTCTCCACCGGCGGTACCTGGGGTTCCGCCTGGGACACCAAAGCCGCCCGCACCGCCAGACGTGACTGCATGACCTTGACCACCACCGCCGCCGCCACCACCGCCGCCACCACCGGTCAAGCCGCCGCCGCCACCACCTCCGCCGCCGCCACCCCAAATGAAACCATCGTCGGTATCGAGATTGAGCGTGACGTTGGTCGGACCCATGGCCAGTGCTGCAAACCCAGCAATCCCCGGGAGACCTGGAGTAAAGACGTTCAAGCCAATGAAGGAGTCGAAGAACGATGTCCCTCCGTTACCACCAGCTCCGCCGCGGCCAAGAAGTCTCGCGCCGTTGAGCAACGTGACCCTGACAATAGAGCCGACCGGCCACGCACCCAGCGTGACGGTTTTCCCGTCTGTGGCGTCAAAAGCAACCGACACATCGGACGGAATCCCAGGCGACCCAAGGTCGACGTAGAGGTCCAAATCGGTTTGCACCGTCGTGTAGATCTTGTCGAAATTGAGTCGGTCCGACAACAGAGCCAAAGGCATGCTCCAAGGCATCAGCTGAGATTCTTAATCATGTTTCCGTACCAAAATCCTGTCAGTGAATCGAACTCAAAACCGGCCAGGTCGACCTCTCCCGCGCCGGTCGAGAGAACAGGGGTCACCCCGCCAGGGAATTTATACTGGGATCCAAACGTGAGGGTGCGAGGCGAGGCGTCCTGGATAATCAGGAAGCGGATCACCTGGCCGTCCTGCGGGTTTGTCGGGTTGAGGAGATTCCAGTTGCCGCCCATATCTAAGCGAAAGGCATTCGACAGTGCCGCGTTGACCGCGACGTTAGTGGCAGACTCAGAGAGCACGCCGCGCCCGGTATGCTGTGCTCGAGTGAACCCTTGCTGCACGTCCAGGCGCGCATAGCTGGCCGCAACCACCCCGCCCAGCTGGGTTGAGTTGGTCGCAGTGGCCGCAAGAGTCGCCGTGGCTGCATTGCCCACCTCGACAACAAACGTATCGGTAGCGTCGCACCAGACAAAGACCGTCAGGCCATTGGCGATGTTCGCGCGCAGGTTGCCGCTGACTCCGATGTTGATCGCGAACCCGCCGGAAAGCTGATTGTCGACGAGGTAGATCTTCGGCACCGCCTGGATGTCGAGATCCAAGTCGACGCCTGGCGAGCCGGTCACCCCCAGTGTCATGTACCTGGCTTCGTCGTTGGCACCGTTCGCCGTGGTCAGAACACGCGGGGATGAGTTCGCAATAACCCCGATACGTCCGGCAATCGCATCCTCGGTGAGCTCGAACACACCGTTGTTAGCAACGTCGCCCCAGGTACCGTCGTTTTCGCCGGTCTCCTGCAGCGCGAGCCGCAAACTGTTGGAGTAGTTGGTCATGTAGTGCTCCTCGGACCCTGCGGCACCGCTACGGCCCCAAGGTTGTCGTATTGATTGCCAAACTGATTGTAGAGTTCCCTGCGAGCCATCGGAATCGACTGCAGGTAATCGGACTCCCACATCGGCGCGCGCTCATCCGACTTGAGGAATTTCTCCGACTCGGCCAAGGCCGCCTTAAACAAGATGTCGTACGCGTTGTCGCTGAGCCAGTTGGTCTCGTTGGATATGACAACCAAGGGATTCGGCCGGGAAAGGTATCGCACGTTCACCGTATAGGTCGCGTCAGGAGTCCGGCCAAAGATCCAGGTGACCTCATCCTGTTCTCCCCAGAATTTCGGCACTCCGTCAGCGGCGCCAATGTAATCGGTCACATACTCAAACGAGCGCTGCTGCAGAAACTGAGCTCGAGTCAGGGCCCCACCAGTGAGCCAGATGCCCTTCGCTGCAATCAGCAGATCTGGCGGGGCAATGACCGGCTTGGTCACGGTCGCCTGGGAGGCCGTCATCGTCGCAGAGCTATCGACCCGACGAAAGATTGCGAGATCCAGATCCCGAAGCAGGCGCTTTTCGCCCAGGTCGATGACATCAGGGATGCTGCCGACGAATTCTGAATCGTCGTCTTCCATCCAGTCCTGCAGAGCCTGGGTCAAATCAGTTGCTGTGTTGAGTGGCATATTGTCCTCTAAGGATTATCCGTAGTCGGCGCGCTTCGCTTGGCCTGCAAGGCGGAAATCTGTTCAGCGGTGTACGCCACAGGGGCTATGCACACGCGTGCGATGTGTGCTTCCAGGAGCACGTTAAGGAAGGCCGTATGGGTACCAATGCCGACCCTGCCCTGAACCTGCTTGTCAGCAAACCATGCTGTCTCGTCAAGGGCTCCCGCGTAAGCGGTGAAGTTGTTGGTCTGGAGTACGCCGTTGAAGTAGTGCTTAACGTCACCGCCGAGACCATCCTGTACGACGTTCCACATCACATGCCCGACGAGGGCGTTAGCCTCGGCAATGGTCATGCCAAGATCACACTGGACGTGGGCGTTGTTCACAGAGCCCGTGTTGAATATCTTCATCTCAAGTCGAGCCTGCCCTCCGCCGCTGGTAGGGCGGAAATACATGTTCTGAGTAGTAGATGAGCTACCCACACTGAGCACAATACCGGAGCTGGTCCAGCCGTTATCTGTGTCGAATACCATGGTGACCGTTCCCACAGACTCATTGGGGAACCCACCTGCTGATGTCACCCCGGCGTAAGAGGAGGTGCCATTAGTACCTATGGCGGAGTCAGTCTCATAAGGGACGTCGCCGGCCTCCTCATAGGTGATGTTGGGATTGGCGTTGAGGTTAATGTCCGTGAGGTCGCCGTCGTCAAAGTTGGTGCCTGACGCCTCATTGAACGTCCAGTCGTAGTCCAGCCCGCCGAGTGAGTCCACTATGTACTCATTGAACCCAATGAGCACAGGAGCGGGTTCACCCAACAGCTCGATCTCGACGGCCAAGTCGACTTCTATCTGGTTCCCCACCGCGTCCGTCACGCGCGCGCGTATCGTTCCCGTGTAGTCGGCCGGGGTTGTGAGCGGCGCATCTATCGCCACGGTCTCCCCGCTCCCGCCAGAGACAGCAATCCCAAAGCTGTCCGCCTGGTCGGCCCAGAACATCAGGTAGCTGTACGGCGCCACGCCACCGGTCCCAGCAACGACCGAGGCCGTAACAACCCCTTGGGTTCCTGCCTCGATGGTCTCCGACAGAATTGTTGGGTTCCAGACAAAGTCACGCATGCCCAGCACCGTGAAGGTCACTGTGAGCTCGAAGGCCGCCTGCTGACCGTTGTCGTCTGTGACGGTGCCAACAATGACGCCGCTGTACACGCCTGGCGGGGTTGTCCCAGCTGTCGAGATCTCGATGACGTTGTCGGTCGGCCCTCCGGCCTGAACGATGCTCACGCCCGCTGCAGGCGCTGTGACCCCTTTCCACGCGAAAGCGTACGTGTATGGAGCAAGGCCCCCGCCAGACACTGTGAGGGTTGCTGAGGAGCTGCTGGTGGCATCTTGCTCGAGGTCGCCCACCGCCCAGGTAGGAGCCACATCCCAGGACGCAGCGACCCCCAGGATCGTCACGCTTAGCGTATCGAAGTCATCGCCCCCGTCCGAGTTCACGTCCCCGACCGCGTCGGTGACCTTGCCCACCAGGGTAACCACGTAGGACCCCTCTACCGCCTGGGAGGAGTCGAAGGTGACGACGTTGTTCTCGAGGCCGCCGATGTTGGCGATCAGCCCGCCACCCAGACCCCTGAAGCTGAGCTCGTACGTGTACGGGGCCGTGCCAAAAGTCGCGGTGTAGGTGAAGCTACCGGGTATCGGGTCGCCTGTGTTTATGCTTCCTGCATCAAATGGCATCTGGGCACCTACGGGGTGTAGACCCACGAGCCATTGAGGATTGCCACAGCGGATCCGGCCGGCCCGATGAACACGTCATTGCCGGCAGCCGCGACGCCTGCAAACGGAGTCAGCGCCCCCACCACGGGAACCGGCTGATTCAGCGTGCCGTAGGATGTTTTCGATATGAACCAGCCCCCGCCATCGAGCTCGACGTATAAGCAGACGGCATCCTCAAAACTGACGAAGTCCTCGAGGGCGAATTGCATGGAACCCACAGCCGCATCGGCGGCCAAGGTCGTCGACTCGAAGTACTGCAGATCTAAGGGTGACGCCGGGCAGTCCGAAATGACCCAGGCCTGCCAGGTCGCGAGCTCGTCGAACTCGCCTTCGTTGGCGCTGAGCTCCGGGGCCGGCCGGTAGAGCGCTACAGCATCCGCGGTGTCTACCGGGAGTTCTTGGGGGTGGCGCGGTTCGTACCAGTCAGGATGAACCAACAGACCAGGGATGTGCCCGTCTTCGACGAGATCCTGGTAGCGCATCTTTTGACCAGAGCGATAGCATTCCGCAATCGCGTTACGGCCCTGTGCGTATCGCCGCCTGCTGTGCCGATGTCTGCTCACCTGATTCTGCCACCACTCCGCCGCCTGAAGTTGGATGCCGGAATGATGACGAAATCGCCCCGCTCGCGTTGCGCGCCGTTCGCGGTCTTGAAGGCATCATCAGACTCCGCTTTGAGCCGTCCCATGATTGGCTCTGGCGCAAACTTCCGACCCAGCCGGTAAGCGAGGCCGGCGGCAAACGCCTCGCGCATGTAGTAGGTCATGTCCGGCACATCAGAGGCAAACCCCACGTCCTGGAATTTGCGCATCACATCCATAATCAACACGTCGGTCGAATTCTCCGGCACCGTCCACAAGAAGATCTCAACCTGGCCCTGCTGCTTGTCGGCAAAGTACCGGTTGGGGCGCCCGAGCGTTGTCTTGTCAGGGATATCGAGCCACTCCTGCCGGCTCATCGGGTAGATCGTGGTGTCGGTCGCGTCACGCCTCAAAGAGACCTGGTTGATATCGATCACCCGGCCATCGGCGTCCGGGTCGATGATGTAGTTGTTGGTCCCTGCCACCAGCGGAATCGGCGCATTGTTCGGCGTATCGAGCCGGTCAATCCGCCAGTCCTGCATATCCTCGGCTGCCCACTCGGACAGCATCAGGTTCATAGACCGCCGCGCGCTGATGATGTGCGAGACATCAATCGTTGAAGGGTCAACCTTACAACGCTCGAAAGCCTCGTCCACCATGTCGGCGAGTTCGGGATCCCACAGGTAGGTGGCCGAGGTTGGCATCCTACGTGCTCTGCGTGACCGTTATCTTGCCCGTGCCAGTCCCCGTATTCACGACTAACCGCAACGCCATGCCTGTCTCAAAGCCGCTGTAGTACACCCCCGTGGTGGGGTTGGCGGCAGTCAGGGTCGCATCAATCGCATTCCAGGCAGCGTTAGCCGGCGTTCTCAGGTTCGCTGAGTGCACGTCATACGAGTTTGCCGGGCCGCGAATGATGTTGTCGTTGGTGATGTCCACGTCGACCGACGTAATCCCGGATCCCTCCGAGAGCTGGATCGACATGTTCTCCCGCTCTCGAGCCAACGGAATGTAGATCGGGCTATCGGTGTCCGCAAACTCGATAGTAATCGGGCGTGATGCTTGGCGTCCCATCAGACTACCCCCTTAATCTTGGACGTCGCCGTCGTCGTCCATCACATAGGTGATCAGGGCAACCGAGGTTCCCGTTCCAGGCGTACCGCCACCGGTACCGGCTACGACTTCGATGTCAGCAGCCTCCGGCTCACCGGTAAACAGCACGTCTATCGCACCCGTGGCAGGAACAAGGTTGATCAGGTCTGCCACCACAT